TATTGCTGTTCCTGCTGAGCCTCACTTCTTGTGGGACAGCTGGTTCGACTACAGAGACGTTCGTCCACTTCCAGTATATGGCGTACCCGGCCAGATGGATCGGTTCTGATGTCAATAGGAGCCGCGATAGCGACCGGGATCGGATCGTCGGCGATCAGCGGCGGTCTAGGTTTCTTAGGTGCGTCTTCGGCGAACGCGAAAAACCTGAAGATGCAGAAACGGCAACACAAATTCCAAGAGCGGATGGCAGACGTTGCCTATCACCGCGCTCGGAGACAGGCGCGACAAGAGCGCAAGATGGGCCGGAGAGAGGCTCGGAAGGCGCGAACTCATGCCAGTAGAGAAGCGAAGAGGGCAAGGTCATGGATGAAAACGATGAGCAATACGGAGATGCGTCGGCGTGTAAAGGATCTCCGGAAAGCCGGTCTCAATCCGATTTTAGCTGCGGGTGGTCCGGGTGCTACTTCCCAAAGTGCGAGCCCCCCTTCATCGGCGGTCGCTGCCCGAGGCGCTGGGAGCTCGGGCGGTGGAGCACCCTCTGGCGGAATGGCGAGAGCGATCAACGAGCTGGAGCATTTGGGTCCGACAGCTGCTGCGGCAATGAGGCTGACGTCGGATCTGGCTAAGCTCAATCAGGAAAGTGAGTTGATCAAAGCCCGTACGGAGAGAGAGAAGGTAGAAACCGAAATAAGAAATATCAACAAAAGTAGTGCGAGAGACATTGCGAGGATAGACAAAGAGAGAGCAAATCAGGCCGAAGACTTCGGCCCAAGTTTTCTTGGTCAGTCTATGCATTCTCTTCGCCAAATGTTCGGTTGGATCGTCGAGGGTGTTGTTGATATGTTCCAGAAGCACAATTACGGCACGTCGCCTGTCATAGACATCTTCCCTGGTCCGGCTATACATCAACCTAAGGGCTTGTTGCCCGATGAAATGGAAGGATTTCCGCAATGAGTAAGCAGGAGTTGAGAAGCGCGTTTACGCCGCATGAGCGTGTTGGCATTCAGGATTGGGGAGAGGATCTTACGAAACAGGAGTTCAAGGAAGAATGCGACATTAACAAAATCATGGCGAAGTACATGAAGGACCGCATGGCGGCACATGTAGAGGAATACGGCGGTCGGTACGAAGACGTAACCGGGGCCGTGGATTTGCAAGAGGCTCACGAGATCGTTCAGAAGGCAGAGGAGATGTTTTCGACGGTGCCTGCAGAAGTGCGAAAGAGGTTTGAGAACAATCCGGAGTTGTTCCTCAATTTCGTACTTGATCCAAAAAACAGAGAGGATGTCGAAAAGATGGGCTTGGGAACGCTTCCAGAGCCCACACAGCTTGATCTTGAACAGGCCATCGAAAAGATGGTAGATAAGGTTGTGCAAGACTCAGAGGCCGCTGAGGCGGCCGGGGACAGTACGGACACTAGATCTTAACTGTCCCCACTGACAGCGAAAGGAGGTGAACAACTATGCCAAGGCGAAAGCGCATGAGCCGCAAGGTCAGTAGGCGGAATTTCCGCGCGGGCACGCGAGTGAAGGCTAAAAACGTCGCCCCTCGCCCGATGCGAGGAGGTATCCGCCTATAGACCCCCATCTTTCTCAGTTTTCGTATGTGGTGGGGAGGTCAGGAGACCTCCCCCCCTTACTTGAGAGACATTGGATGGGGCCCCCCGGAGGGTCTTTAGGTCCTAAAATCGGAACATAGTGAGAACACATGGTTTGCTTCTATCCACTCGAAGCGTGGCGCTCTAAGAAGAAAGATCCTGAGACAGGAAAGCGCCCGCTAGTCTTCAAACAACAAGATGGCATCAAAGACCTTAGGGTCGAATTAGCTTGCGGGCAATGTATAGGTTGCCGTTTAGAGAGATCTAGACAATGGGCCGTTAGGTGTATATTAGAGGCTTCGTTGTACGAGAAGAATTGCTTTATAACATTGACTTATAATGATGAACATTTACCAGCAGATGGATCACTTGATATAAGAGAATTCCAGAGGTTTATGAAAAGATTAAGATCCAAATATGTAAAATATGAAAAAAAATATGATACCAGAAAGCAAAGATACCGTCGGAGACCTATTAATCCTATCCGTTTCTTCCATTGTGGTGAATACGGCGAAAAAAATAACCGCCCGCATTATCATGCTATAATATTTAATCATGACTTTGAAGACAAACAATACTATAAGACATCGCCTAGTGGCGAGAAATTGTATAGATCACAAGAATTAGAGAGTTTGTGGATAGATACCGAGACTAAAGAGAGTTTAGGTTACTCAACTATTGGAGAAGTCACCTTTAATTCAGCGGCATACGTGGCCCGCTATATAATGAAAAAGGTTACAGGTGACGAAGCAACGCTTCACTACTTGATTAATGCAGAAACCGGAGAATGGGTGTCTCCGGAATATACTACTATGTCTCGGCGTCCGGGGATTGCCACGGAGTGGTATAAAAAATATAAGAAGTCAGTATATCCCTCGGACTTTATTGTGATGAGAGATGGTCGAAAAATAAACGTTCCTAAGCTGTTTGATAATTTATTGGGCGATGAAAATCCCGATCGTTTGAAGAAGATAAAAGCGCGTCGGCGCGAGAAAGGGTTGAAACATCGCGACAATAATACACCGTTCCGTCGAAGACAAAGAGAACGGATACAGAAACGGAAACTAGAGCAACTGAAACGAGAACTTGAGGAAGGATAGAACAATGGATCTTGAGATGTTCTCAATACGTGATGATACGGTAGGTGCGTTCCATACGCCTTTCTTTTGCCACAACATGGCAGAGGCGGTCCGGGCGTTCGAGATCATGTGCAAGGATAAAGAGACAGTGTTTGGCCGGATGCCGGCGGATTTCACGCTGTATTCCATAGGCACCTGGATGGATGATGCAGGTCGCTTTGATCAGGACCAGGCCGCACCTGTGCGCGTAATGGGTGGGATAGAGGCCAGCCTACCAGAACCCACAATCAGAGAGGTAAAGAGCAATGCCTAGGTTTCCATCTATCACCCGGTCGCAGAGCCGGTTTGCCCAAATTCCCCAGGCCAACATATTTCGGTCCGCGTTTGACCGGGGTCATGGGCATAAGACCACCTTCGATGCTGGGTACCTCATCCCGATCTTTTTGGATGAGGCGCTTCCAGGTGATACGAAGAAGGTGGATATGACAGGGTTCGCGCGACTTGCGACACCAGTACATCCGATAATGGACAACATGTATATGTCGTCCTTTTTCTTCGCAGTGCCACTGCGTTTACTATGGGATAACTTCCAGAAGTTTATGGGTGAACAGGAGGATCCTGGTGATAGTACGGATTTCTTGATGCCAGAGATATCCGCGCCCGCAGGGGGTTACACCGAATTGTCCCTGGAGGACTATTTCGGCCTTCCATTAGGAGTTGCGGGACTGACACATCATGCTATGTTCCATAGGGCTATGAACCTAATATGGAACGAGTGGTTCCGTGACCAAAACCTACAGAATAGCCTTACGGTGCCCAAAGGTGATGGCCCGGATGACCCTGCGCTCTACACACTACTTCGCAGAGGCAAGAGGCACGATTACTTTACCTCTTGTCTTCCCTGGCCTCAGAAGGGTCCTGCGGTTGAATTGCCGCTTGGTTCTACGGCGCCCGTCGCCACGGATGCAAATGTAGGTGGCGATATAGGGGTCTTTTCAACGGTCGCGGGTAATAGCCGGAAGATGGATGCATCTGGTGCTCACGTGTCTCTGACATCAACGGCAGGTTCCAATGACCTCTATGCGGATCTCAGCTCAGCTACAGCTGCTACAATCAATGCGATCAGAGAAGCCTTCCAAGTCCAAAAGATGTACGAGAAGGATGCAAGAGGAGGAACTCGCTATACTGAAATCGTGCGATCGCATTTTGGCGTCGTATCTCCAGATGCACGTTTACAAAGGCCAGAGTACCTTGGCGGGTCGACGTCTCCCGTATCCGTGGCTCCTGTCGCTCAAACCGGAGAGAGCGCAACAACTCCACAAGGCAATCTTGCTGGCATTGGCACAATGCAAGCGATGGGACATGGGTTCACAAAGTCTTTCACAGAGCACTGCGTCATCATCGGTCTCGTGTCGGTCCGAGCGGATCTTACCTATCAGAGAGGTCTGAACCGTATGTGGTCTCGATCGACGAGGTTCGATCACTATTTTCCGACGTTGGCGCACCTGGGCGAACAGGCCGTGCTGAAAAAGGAGATCTGGGCTGATGGAGGTTCAGGCGATGACGACGTGTTCGGGTACCAAGAGCGCTGGGCTGAGATGCGATATAAGCCTAGCCTCATTACTGGTCGATTTCGGAGTACTGCTGCTCAGTCTCTTGACAATTGGCATTTGTCTGAGGACTTTCTCACACGTCCTGCTTTGGGTAGTACGTTCATCGAAGAAAATCCTCCTGTCGACCGTGTTATTGCTGTTCCTGCTGAGCCTCACTTCTTGTGGGACAGCTGGTTCGACTACAGAGACGTTCGTCCACTTCCAGTATATGGCGTACCCGGCCACATGGATCGTGACTGGGAAAC